AGCCTGCTTCAATATCATATACTGGATCTTTAATTGAATCCATATTACGTTGAGCAAATACCCACCATAATTTAGGAGTTCCGTATAAATCGTATGCTAATAAATCTGGCCTATGTGTATATTGAGCTTCAATTACATAAAGCACATCGTCTGATTCTGCAGGAACTGGCCTGATTTCAAAATGATTTAGATATCTTCTGTTTACTATTTTAGTATTTTTCCAGGGACTAGTATTAGAATAAGATGCCATTAAATAATTCCTCTACTTATTAAGTCACCGCTAACAAAGTCATTTAAATTAAATTCTGACTGTGTTGCTCTACTATAAATTGGTTGCACTGTTACTGATATTAAACTTTGTGACGGAACCCATGTATCTGGTCCGCTTTGTGATGTTGGGTCCGGATAATAATCAGCAGTTCCTTCGTCAGTTCCTCCAGACATTGTTGCTTTAATATAATCTACATCTTGTGGTAAATCAATATTAAATGAAGTTACCACACAAGGGACATCGTTAAACACAAATTCTCCGTACCCATTTAATTTTATAATAGGAGGCGGATTACCAACATTATCTCCGTTACCATAAAACATTTTAGTTACAGTACGTAGATATGTTACTGCGGCTATCCAATATTGTGCATCGATATTATTTTCAACAAAAAAGTCTCCTGCTATAGTTATAGCGTCCACAGCTGAGCTTTGATAATTAAAAAAAGGATAATTAGTATGTATAGGTTGCAATGCATTATAACTTGCAGAGTGGGAGAAGATTATACTTGGCGTAAAAGGAAACACCATACGGTTGTTTGTGCGAGTTAGTGGACTTAATAGAGCCTTAGGCATTCCTTGCATTATAGGAGGAATACTTAAACTAACACGCCAATCATTTTCGCCTCTAGGAGTTTTTACTGTTGCTCCTGTGCGTGTTTTAAATGTTGGCATTGCATCTGTAGGTAAATTTATACCACGTATACCTTTCATAAAACCTAGTGGATTATCAGCAAATGCTTGTACTGAGTCTACGGTTCTTTTAACAGTATTAACTATATTAATTGCACTGCCGAAAGTCTTTTGTAAACTTTGGAATGGGTTTGGCATAACGTCTCCTTCTTATAGTATTATTTAGTTGACTTTTTAATGTATGTATATTATAATATATGTAACATCTTATAACTTGGAGAAACTATGGCTAGAAGAGTAAATTACTTAAACAACAAAGATATTTTAAAAGAAATACACAAATCAAAGAGCACATTTTGTAGCTATACAGAAGAAGGCCATGCGAATTATGACATTATCTTATTAGACGTTGATAAAATTAACATTAGAACTATTGCAGAAGCAAAACGTAACAAAGCAAAGAAGCTTAGTTCGGCAGAATTTGAACGAAGAAAAGCAAACGGGGAGAAAGTTAAACAAGCAGAGTGTGAAGTCAAGTACACTAGTATTACTAAAGAAGAATTAATCTTCCGTATAATGACGTTTGATCACATTCCAGAAGAGCCTGGACGTAAAAAGAACCCTAAAACAATAGCAGATACAAAAACAAAACTTAATTTTCCTCCATTTAAACATTATAAATTTGACGATAGCGGTAATTTACAACTAGTTGGTAAATCACACTGGCAAGGTGGCATGGAAAACGGACATTTTGACAAGACATCAGGTAAAGCTACTAATAAACTTGCTATGATGTGGATGAAATTGTGTGATCGTTATGCAACAAGAGGAAATGTTCGCGGATACACATATAATGACGAAATGCGAGGACAAGCTATTTTACAATTAGCACAAATTGGCTTACAATTTGACGAATCTAAGTCACAAAATCCATTTGCTTACTATACTGCGGCTGTAACTAATAGTTTTGTTAGAGTTATTAATATAGAAAAGCGTAATCAAAACATTAGAGACGATATCCTCGAAATGAACGATATGAACCCTAGTTTTACAAGACAAAATCAAGGACAATGGGAAGCTGAACAGAAAAGAGAAACTGATAAAATTAATGCGGCAAAATAGGTCGTTGACTTTGTTAAGTTTCTACTGTATAATGTTAGTTAAATCATAGAGGAATTATAAGTGTTTAAAAAAGCGGCGGTTTTTACTGATATCCATTTAGGATTGAAAGGTAATAGCAAAGTACACAATCAAGATTGCGAAGATTTTGTTGATTGGTTTATTAAAAATGCAAAAGAAAACGGTTGTGAGACTGGGATCTTTTGCGGTGACTGGAACCACAATAGAAATAGTTTGAATCTTACTACAATGGATGCAGGAATTCGTTGTTTAGAAAAATTAGGCAAAGCATTTGATAATTTTTACATGTTTGCTGGTAATCACGACTTGTACTACAAAGATAAACGTGACGTAAAGTCAACAGAATGGGCAAAGCACATTCCTGGTATTGTTGTAGTAGACGAAATACTAGTAAATGATGATGTTGCTCTTGTTCCTTGGCTAGTAGGAGACGAATGGCGAAAGATTAAAGATATAAAAGCAAAGTACTTGTTTGGACATTTTGAATTACCTAGTTTCTATATGAACGCAATGGTACAAATGCCCGATCACGGCGAGTTACGTGCTGAACACTTTGAACATCAAGAGTATGTATTCAGTGGACACTTCCATAAACGACAAAAACAAGGTAAAGTACATTATATTGGTAATGCATTTCCGCACAACTATGCTGACGCATGGGACGATGCTCGAGGAATGATGATACTAGATAAAGAAAATAGTAAAGAACCCGAGTATATCGACTGGGCCGACTGTCCAAAGTACCGTACAATTAAACTAAGTCAGTTAATTGATGAGCAGGATAAACTTATTAAGCCTAACATGTACTTAAGAGTTAACTTAGACTTGCCTATTAGTTTTGAAGAAGCTAGTTTTGTTAAAGAAACATTTATTAACCAATATAAATGTAGAGAAATTAGTTTAATACCGCAAAAACAACTAGAAGAAATTAATACAGAACTAGATATACAGCAATTTGAAAGTGTTGATCAAATTGTTGCTGGCGAAATTGCCGCAATCGACTCAGACAACTTCAATAAGAAGATGCTAATGGACATTTATAACGAACTATGATTAAGATTAAAGATTTAACCGTAAAAAACTTTATGAGTGTGGGTAATCAGACTCAGGCTGTTGACTTCGATAAAGAAAATTTAACACTTGTTCTAGGTGAAAACTTAGACCAAGGCGGAGACGACACTGGATCACGTAATGGTACAGGCAAGACTACTATTATTAATGCATTGAGCTATGCATTGTATGGTACAGCTCTTACAAACATCAAACGCAACAACTTAATCAACAAAACTAACTCAAAAGGTATGTTAGTTACATTACACTTTGAAAAAAATAATATTGATTACCGTATTGAGCGTGGTAGATCGCCCAATGTACTAAAATTTTATGTTGATAACCAAGAACAAGAGATGACAGACGAGTCTCAAGGTGATTCACGCAAAACACAAGAGTATATTAACGATTTACTTGACATGAGTCATGATATGTTTAAGCATATACTTGCATTAAACACTTATACTGAACCGTTTTTAAGTATGCGTCAAAATGATCAACGTGCTATTATTGAACAGTTGCTCGGTATTACTATTTTAAGTGAAAAAGCAGACGCACTTAAAGAACAAACACGACAAACCAAAGATGCTATCCAAGAAGAAACATTAAAGATTAATGCTATTCAAAGTGCAAACGAAAAAATTGGTGCAACTGTCGAAAGTTTACAAAAAACGCAACGTGCATGGCTATCAAAGAAAGATCAAGACGTACAAAAGTTAAGAGTAAGTATCGACGAACTAGAACATTTAGATATTGACATAGAACTAGAATTACATGAAAAACTAGCAAATTGGACTGAGCATAACAATGCTATTTTGGCTCTTAAAAAAGAATTAAGTACATTAGAGCCAGCATTAGTACGTGCTGATAAGAGTGTTGAAAAAGCATCTAAAGATATCGCAGATTTAGATGATGCTAAGTGTTATACTTGTGGTCAAGAACTACATGCAGACAAAAAAGCAGAGATTTCAGACCGCAAATCTAAAGAACTAGAAGATGCATTAGCCTATCAAAAAGAAATTACTGGTAAAGTAACTGAGGTTATGTCAGCATTAGATAAAATAGGTGATATAAACGGAAAACCTACTACATTTTATGAAAATGCTAAAGAAGCATACGAACATAGGCAAAATGTTGACAGTTTAAAAAGTGCATTAACTAATAAAGAACAAGATATTGACCCGTATCAAACACAAATTGACGAATTAAACAATAGTGCTATGCAAGAAGTTAATTGGAGTGTAGTTAATAGCTTAACTGAGTTTAAAGATCATCAAGACTTCTTATTAAAATTACTCACTAACAAAGATAGCTTCATACGTAAGAAGATTATTGATCAAAACTTAATGTATCTTAACAATAGGCTGACATACTACTTAGATAAGTTAGGACTTCCGCATCAAGTAGTGTTTCAAAATGACCTAGCTGTTGAAATTACGCAACTAGGACAAGATCTAGACTTTGATAATTTATCAAGAGGAGAACGTAATAGACTTATACTCGGTATGAGCTTTGCATTCCGTGATGTTTGGGAAAGTTTATATCAAAAAATTAACTTAATGTTTATTGATGAACTTATTGATAGCGGTATGGATACTGCTGGTGTTGAAAATTCACTTAGTGTCCTTAAAAAGATGGGTAGAGAAGGCGATAAGAACGTTTATCTTATATCCCACAAAGACGAACTTATTGGTAGGGTTAATAATGTAATGAAAGTTATTAAAGAAAACGGGTTTACTAGTTACGAAAACGATATTGAGATTTTAGAATGACAGAAGATCCACATGACTCCTTAGTACAAGCATATTTGTCTTATTTTAAAGCAAACGAAAATTTTGAAGCTAGAAATTCTCATAGAACACATGCAGAGAGCAGAAAATGGTTGCGAGAAATAAGAAAATATGCTAAACTTAGAAGTGATGAAATACATCAAAAACACAGAGCCAAAAAAGAGGCAATTAAAGGCAAGTAATAATAAGTATCCGTATGCAATGGACTTATCAAGGTAAAAAAATAGATGATCTACCCTTAGGGTGTGAAGCATTTGTTTACTTGATAACAAATAAAGTCAATGGCATGAAGTACGTAGGCAAGAAACTAGCAAAATTTAAGACAACTAAGCCACCACTTAAAGGCAAAAAAAACAAAAGACGAGGCACTAAAGAAAGTGACTGGAGAAACTATTGGGGATCCAGTGATCGACTTAATGCAGATGTATTAGAGCTCGGTGAGGACAAGTTCACAAGAGAAATAATTCATATTTGTCCAAGTAGAGGCATTGCAAGTTACTTAGAGGCACGTGAACAATTTGAACGCAGAGTACTTGAAACAGATGATTACTATAATGGTATTATCAATGTTAGAGTTGGCGGTTCTCAAATACTAAAAGAACACTTAGGCAAATCAAGCAACACATAAAGTTAGCGGGCTAGTTTATAATACCGCTGTGTAAAAAGTATCCGTAAAGGAACACACGTAACACATTGAGCCACGTCTGGTAATAAGGCGCAGGATTGATGTAGATTGAATGTTGCCAGTCAAAAAACACAACACAGTTCATAAAAACTCTTTAGCAATAGGAACGAAGCGAGAGGTAGCGTAAGCGATGTCGACGTAGGTTGGGTAAGGTCAGAGCCCATTGAACTAAGTGTATAAACAATTACCTATTTCCAAGTCTCGGCTGTGACGAACTCACATGAAGTCAAGATTAGATGGAACCAGTAAATAGGTTCCGTCTGACTGAAACAATCTACATGAAGTATAAACATTAATACATTCGTATTAATGCTTTTTATATAATTCATATTTAAATCATTTAAATCAAAACGAAGTGTTGTAGTTTGAGTGTTAACGAAAACTTGTATTAACGAAGTTAATACACTAAATACAAGTAATAAAGTTTAAGGATTACTCATGAATGTCTATGATATTGTAAATGAAGATAAAAGAATTGATGAAAAGCCTACTAGTAGTACTATGAATACTCTTAAAGGTCTTGCTGGTAAATTACCTGGTGGTGAGCGTATGCAAGGTAGTGCTGATATGGGTAAAGAAGCTAATAACTTGTATAAAACTCTAAAAAGATGGCAAGGCATTAATGGCAAAAATGATAAAAACATGACAGCCCAAGACTTTGCACAATTTATGAAGCAAAATAAATTATCTGCAGGTGGTATGAAGCTACCTGATGGTGTACTTGATAAAAAAACTATTATGGATGTATTGAAGCAGGCCGCACGTAATAAACTTACAGGCGGAAATGCGGCTTCTGCACCTAGCGGTGGTGCTGGCGCACCTGGCGCAGAGAAAAATTCTGCAGGCGGTATCTTAGATAAAATGCAAGCTAAGACTGGTAAAGCAGGAGTTGGTGGCGGAACAGCTGGAGCAAAAGCAGGTCCTACAGGAAAACCTGGCAAGATAAGTCCAGATCTAAAAGCTAAAATTGATAAGTTAAATGATGCTCAAAAGAAATCATTAGCAGGGATGTTATAATGCAAGTTACTGAAATTACAAATTATAATTTAAAATCACAAACTATTTTAAATGAAAGTTGGAATGTGCTTACTGAGGCACAGCGTATACACATAGGCAATTGGGAGAAAACCCTTTGGCCATTAATGGAAAGCTATAATAAACTTTTAGAAGCTGAATTAACTCCTCAACAAATTGATGCTATCTTTACATCTGCAGAAGCAAGTGCAACAGCTGGCGGTAATAATAAAACAGCATTAGGCAAAGCTGGCGGTAGTATTGCTAAACAAACAGCAAAGATAACCGATACACTTAATAAACTAGCAACACAAGCACAAAACAGCGGACCAATTAAAAACTTTGATGCACAGTTTGAAAAACTTAAATTACAATTAAAGAAACAACTACAAGGCAATCCAGTAGGTCAAAAAGTTCTTAAAGGAATAGAATCTTGGGGAGACTTTGCAAAAGAAAGTCCTGCTAAGAGTGCATTTATTATTGGTGCAATGACATCATTACTTGCATTTGCAAGTGGTGGAATACTTAGTGGTGCCGCAATTGGTTTCTTTATCAAGATGGCAAACAACACTATGAAAGGTGATAAACTTTCTACAGCAGTTGGTAAGGGTGTTAAAGGCGCGGCAATTGGTGCTATTGCAGGTGCATTAGGCGATGCTATATCAGGAACAGCAGAAGATATGTTCCCAGCAGAGATTACACAAACATTTATGACTACTAATGGCGAGATAGATATAACACAACTAACAGCCATGGGTGCAAACAGTATTGAAGACTTAGATTCTGAAGCAATTAAAGAACTTATTCAAACACGTACAGCAATGGTACAGATGATACCTGAGTTAGACGCTGAAGCAAAAGAAGTATTAGATCAACAATTAAAAGCATTAAACGATAAAATATTCGAACTTGAACCAGATGGTGAAAATGTAAAACAAGCAATTGACAATCTTCAAACTAAATTTAATATTGAAGGTGAAGGTATTGACGTTGTTGTAAAACAAAACATTACAGGTGACGCAAACGTTACTTTAGCAGATCCAGATAAGTTAGGTGATGAAGGCGACTACGGTTCAGGTCCCGAGCAAGATGTAGGTGGCACTGGCAAAGACACAGTTGACACAACAAGTACTGCTGATCCAGACGGAGATGTAGGTGTTAAAGGAACTGTAAAAGCAGAGTACAGCAAAGAAGAAATGAACCAACTTGGTATGGACACAAGTGAACAACCAACAAGTACAGGAATTACTAAACTCGGTGATGAATTTGATTTAAGTCCAGAACAAGTTGAAAAACTTCAATCAGTTTATCAAATGGAAAAAGCAGTTTCAACCCGACAATTTATGGGTACAAGTATTTCCGCTGACACTTCAATAAAAGACTTTGCAGGTAGTACACCACAAGTAATTGACGGTCTTGAAGGCGAGTATGAAGCAGGATCAGTATTTAAAAAGACTATTGAAACTAAAATTCCAGGTTCAGACAAACCATGGAGTGCATTAGTTACAGGTTCAGTTGAAGGTGTAGATGCAGAAGGAAATATTGTTTACTCAATGTCTAAAGTATTTGTAGGTCCGGAAACAATGGACAGTGAATTCTGGGCAATCATTGATTCACTACCAGAAGACCAAAAAGACAGAATGATGGACATGTTTGATACATGGAAAGAAACAGCAGACTTAGAAACAGGCATCGATACATTTAAGCAAGACATGGCTGAAAAAATTATGCAAGGTGCGGCGGCAGTTGCACTTGGAGGAGCATTAGCAACTGCTGAATTTAAACCAGCACAAGGTGAACTGAATCTTAAAGGTGGACAAGGTGTAAAGAATACAGAATCTATAGATTACGAAGAAGCATATACACATTTGTTTGAACAGTTTATTGCCGAAGCACCGCCTAAGCAAGGTGAATTGCCGTTAAACAATCCTAACTCAATTGGTAGTAAGATTGGTAAAGCCGCAATGGGTGCAGGAAGCAGTTTACTTAAAACTGTAAACAAAGGTGTTGATGCTGTAGGAGCCGCGGCTCAAAAAGGTATAGGTAAAACTGTAGCAGGTGTTAAAGACGCAGGTAAGCAACTTGCTAATAAAGTTACAAAAGAAAAATTAATGAAGGCATGGAAAAAAGCTGGCGAACCAACTGATACTGGTGCAGTAATGACCATACTTAGTGATAACGGATTAGCTGACGAACAAATTGTAGCTATTGGACAATCTAATAAAGTTGAACTAGATCCAAAATCAAAAGCACCCGAGCCTACAGCAGACGAACCAGTTGATGCAGATGGCGACGGATTTGATGATGCAGATGCCAATAAAGATGGAACAGTATCACCTGATGAAAAATCAAAAGCAAATTATAGTAGCGGTATGGATAACATAAAGGCTAGTGAAAAAATGTTAGCAAGCCTTGCAGATGAAATTAAGAAAGCTGGCGTTGCGGCAGAAGTAAAAGCAATGCTACTAGGAACTAAGAAGCCACCAGTAGGTTCACCAGATAAATTAAATGCATCTTATATACCAGGACCAAAAAGTGCACCAGCACCACCAATACCAGTAGCTGATATTTAAATTAACGGCAATCCAGATTTTTTAGTATCTTCGTAATTTTCTTTAACAATATCGTTAATAAGACTTCGATCCTCGTGACTAAGCATAAATGCTTCGTCCATGCTGATACTTCCTCGCATATACCACATTAATTTTAGTACTGAATGGCGGAATTCTTTAGCTTGTCCTTTAAGGTCTTCTACTTCTCTTAGGATCTCGTCAATTGACCAATTAAGGATCCTTAGGCGAAAAAATTTGCTTGATCAAAAACAATTGGTACTTCGTAAGTTTCCGGAGCACCTTTAGCAATATCTTCTGGATCAGAAGCCGCAGTCATTGGTTTAACAGCAAAGTTTTCTTTTTGTATTTCGATATGTTTAGTAATATCGTCAAACACACCCTTTTCAGCATTACTAATAAAGTCATTAATATGTTGCCTATTAGTTACTATATCATCGCCGGCAGTAATCGATACAATACTGTCAGTAATAATTCCAACTGTAAGATCTCTAAGTTTACTAAAAGTTTTTCCAAACTTTTCTAACTTTTCTTCTTCATTCATCTCAGCATCATTAACAATAGTAAACATTCTTTGTTCTTCAAATGTTGTTAACTGTGCTTGTGTAAACTCTTTATAAGATACTGGTCTAACTTTAACTTGAAAATCAGGTGATGACATAGCAACATCTTCAATAAAATTAAATTGTCCCATAGTTTCTAATAATTGTTTTAAATCTAATGCAAATATCTTTTCTTCTTTAGCCATTGGAGGCTGAATAGTAAGATCCATTTGATCACCATAAGATGCAATACGTATTGCAATTAAACATGCATCGACATCAATACTAGGCATAGCCCATGCATCTTTAATATTTGGTATACAACTTTGTATAATCTCAACAGTTGCCGCACCATTAAGTAGTGCATCTGGAGTCTTTAAAGTTAATTCATCTTTAGCTGTCATTGCAAAGACTGGTAGTTCGTTATTTTCGGTCATTTGAATTGACCCTTGACGGTACCAACTACCTTTACTAGGCAACGTAATATACAATTTAGGTTGTCTAAAGTATTTCTTTAAAGGGTTAGCACCTGTAGCAGTTATTTCAGTTACTCCTGGCGCATTATTTTCATTCATGTTTTTCTCCGTATAAATACATTATACAAGTATGTATCTCTTATATTTATATGCGTACTTAATAGGATTTATAATTTATGGCAGACGTCACAGGTACCATTGGTCAAGAGGAAGTAAACCTCGAAAATGCGGCCACTGAAGCAACTTTAAAACAGCTACTCAAAGCTATGCAAGGTGGCGGCGGTGGAGCTGGCGGAGCTGGTAAAGCTAAAGATTCTTTATTAGATTTAGCTAAACAATCAGGCCATACATCTAAAGAATTAGACGAATTAGAAGATTCTGCTGACAAAGCTGGAAATGCAATGTCTCGCGGTGCCGGACATATATTTAATGCTGTTAAAGGATTAGCAGGAGAATTACTTACTGGCGGGACTCAAATCAGTGACTTTACTAGTCATATTGCAGGCGCGGCTAGTGCAATACCTATTTTTGGTGGACCATTAGCTTCTATTGGTCAACTATTAGTATCCACAATAGATAATCAAATTCAAGACTTTAGAGAACTATCAGCAGTAGGTGTTGATGTTGGCGGTGGTTTACAAGAGTTTAGAAAAATTGCGGCTTCGACTGCAATGGATATGGATAGTTTTAAAGACATTGTAATTAATAGCTCAGAAGTTTTTGCAAGTTTAAATTTAAACGGCGGAGATGGTGTTAGACAGTTTGCTAAATTACAAGCTACACTAGCTAAAAGTTCTAATCAATTTACTAGCTTAGGTTTAACTATGTCAGAAGTAGGAGAATTTACTGTTGACTATATGAAAATTCAAGCTAGAGGTGCTAGATTCCAGCAGATGACCGCAAATCAACAAACTAATGGTGCAAAGGCTTATATTTTAGAACTTGATAGACTATCTAAATTAACAGGTAAGTCAAGAAGAGAACTTGCTGATCAAATGGATGCTAGATCACAAGATGCGGCATTTGAAACGTATGTAAAAACATTAGGCGATCAAGAAAAAGCTGTACGAGATACTGTTGCTTTTTATACTGCTAAAAACAAACAAATAGGTGACGCAGTTGCTGAAATGGTAGTAACTAACGGTGCGCCTACTACTGCAATGGGTAAAGCCTTATTAAATCTAAATCCACAACTTGGTACAATGGTTGAAGGACTAAAGAAAGGAACTGTAACACGAGCAGAATTTGATGCGGCTATGGTTAAGGCTCAAGAAGAATATAATAAAATGCCGGCTGAACAAAAGAAAGCATATGCAATTTCTGCAAAAGCGGGTAATGAATTTTCTGGTGCAATGACAGAGATAGGTAACTCAGTAACATTAAAAGCTAAAACTATGACTGAGCAAGAAAAGAAAGATGCGGCTCAGAAAGTGTTAGATGAAGCGGCGGCTAAAGAAAGAAGAGATAAACTAACAGCGTTTAGTACAGAAGTACAAAAAATTAAAAATAAAATAACAGATGCATTAATAGAATCAGGTGTGTTTACTACAGTTGAAACAGCCCTTACAACGCTAGGAGATGCTATAGCTAATGTTGATATGGAAGTAATGAAAGGTTATGTTGATACGTTTGCTGAAAAGCTAAAAGGTCTTATTACAGCATTTGAAAATGGCAATCTTATGGAAACAGTGGGCACATATCTAAAAGATGGCCTATCAAAATTGGGCGAATTAATGAAACCTCATATTAGTTCGGCACTTAGCGGACTAAAACAAATGGCACTGGATGCTATATTTGGTAAAAAGAAAACACAAGAAGGTCCACCGGGCGGTGGAGGAAATGGTGCAGATTTAGAAGCTGACAACGGGTTTACTGCACTTGGCGATATACTTAAAATTATCGGAGGAGCAACAATAAGTGCCGGATTGGCCGGGTTAGGCGCAATGCTTGCGACAGGCGGTGTTGTGTATTTAGGATTTAAAGCATTTACATCAATATTAAAAATGTTTGCAAACGGACCAGTAGCAATTGGTGCCGCAGTATTTACGGCTATGCTTATTGGTACTGGCGCCGCAATAACACTTGCAGGAAAAGGCATTGACTTAGCAGGAGACGGCGTTGAAAAGATTGCCGCAGGTGTTGAAAAAATGGCTAACATGAAAGGCGCGACAAACTTTGCAGAAATTTCTACATCATTAGGATTACTAGGACCTGCATTAATTTCACTTACTGCCGGCGGAGTGCTAGATAGTATTACTAGTTTCTTTGGTGCTGATTCTCCCTTTGATAAAATTGTTGATGGATTAAACAAGTTTAAAGGCATTGATGCAAATGCTATTACTAATGTAAAACTAAGTGGCACTGCACTAGAAAGTTTATCAAAATTTGGTGATGATTTAGATGCTAGTGGATTAAAAGAATACGCAAAGCAAATGGAACGTTTGGGCACTGCTCTTGGAACAATTAATGATGAATTAACTAAAGATAATAGTTGGTTACCTTTTTATAAAGGCGAAAATGCCGGTAATACTAAATTACCTAACATGGGCGGATCCGGATCAGGTAGCTCAGATCAGCTTACGATGTTAAATACTACTAATCAAAGTATCTTAGAAGTGTTACGCTTAGGTAACTTAATTAACAAACAAGGTTACAGAGATCTCAAAGGTGACTACAATTAGGAAAAAGGTATGAGTTGGAAAAAATATTTTACACCTGTTAAAACAGGGGATAACATGGGCGGAAGCTATTCGCCTTTGGGAGGCGGCAAAGGTGGAGGTAATCCTGGACCGGCACATTCGAAATATAGCTCATACTTACCAGATGTATATGTAGGTAGTCCTAATAGAGTTGAGCGTTACGGACAATACAATACTATGGATATGGATTCAGAAGTTAATGCGGCTTTAGATATCTTAGCAGAGTTTTGTTCACAGCAAAACTCTCACAATAGAACTCCGTTTACTGTAGACTTTAAAAAGAAATCTACAAATACAGAAACAACAATTATACAACAATACTTACAGCAATGGTGCAAACTACAAAAATTTGAAACACGTATGTTTAGAATACTACGAAATTGTTTTAAATATGGAGATCAATTTTTTATTAGAGATCCTGAAACTAAAAAACTATATCATGTAGACGGTGCAAACGTTAATAGAATTATTGTAAACGAAAGCGAAGGAAAAACTCCTGAGCAGTATGTTATTAAAAACTTTAATTTAAATTTTAAAGATATGGTAGCTACTACTCCTCATGTAACAAGTGGGAACATTAACGGCGGTGGCGGAACTTATCAGCCAGCAGGCGGTGTTAGAGGTATGGTAGGAAATGCTCCACAGCAATCAGGATCAAGATTTAGTACTGAAGATGGAGAAATTTCTGTCGATGCAGACAATATTGTACATTTAAGTTTATCAGAAGGATTAGATCAAAACTATCCTTTTGGTAATAGTCTATTAGAAACTGTATTTAAAGTATACAAGCAAAAAGAATTATTAGAGGATGCTATTATCATCTACAGAGTACAACGTGCTCCAGAACGCAGGGTGTTCTATGTAGATGTCGGCAATATGCCGTCGCACTTAGCGATGCAATTTGTTGAGCGTGTAAAAACTGAGATTCACCAACGCAGAATCCCAAGTAGTACAGGCGGAGGAACTAATGTTATAGACAGTAGTTATAATCCTTTATCAATTAACGAAGATTATTTCTTTCCACAAACTGCTGAAGGACGCGGATCTAAAGTTGAAACACTACCGGGTGGTACTAATCTAGGAGAGATTGATGATCTTAGATATTTTACTAACAAGTTAGTTCGTGGATTGCGTATTCCTTCAAGTTATCTACCTACTGGTGCAGATGATTCAGCCGCACAATATAATGATGGCCGAGTTGGAACAGCATATATTCAAGAATTAAGATTTAATACATACTGTGAAAGACTACAAAACTTAATTGTTGAAGAGTTAAATCAAGAATTTAAACGGTATGTATTGGAAAAGGGCATTAACATTGACACAGCAATGTTTGATCTAAGATTCCAGCCACCACAAAACTTTGCAAGCTATAGACAATCAGAAATTGACAATGCACGTATTCCAACATTTACACAAATGAGTGCTATACCTTATATTTCAAATCGTTTTGCAATGCAACGCTTCTTAGGAATGTCAGCAGAAGAAGTTGCAGAAAATGAACGCTTATGGCGAGAAGAAAATGACGAAAATTTAGATCCATTGCCGGCAGATGCTGAAGGCGAAATGAGAACTGCTGGAATAAGCGGTGCTGGTATTGCTGGAGACATAGGCGGTATGGAAGATGAAGCACCAACTGATGAAGCACCTATTGAAGGCGGTATGGATGATGCCGGTGCAGAAGTACCAACTGGAGGAGATGCAGGCGCTGAAGGTAATACTGACGTAACTGTATAAATAGTAATATGATACTACGTGAATTATTTTATTTTGATAAAGAAACTTTAGACCCAGTTGATGACAAACGTTATGATGCTGACTTAGATCAGTCTCCTGTAGACTTAGATGATACACGAAAAACTAAACTAACACTTCGCCAGATCAATCGAGCAAGGAAAGCCGCAGAGCTACATACAGAAGAAACAGAGAAAGAACTTCACTTTGTTAGACAAATGTATGGTAATGCGGCCAATGCAGAGGCCGGCGGAGTATGATAATTGAGTATAGCTTTTGTACTAGGTAACGGTACTAGTCGTCAATCAATACCAATAGAACCATTAAAAAAATACGGAACTTTATATGCATGCAATGCAGTATATAGAGAAACATCTGTTGATTATCTAGTAGCTGTAGATATTAAGATGATTCATGAAATTAACATGAGTCGATATCATATGTCTAATCAAGTTTGGACAAACTATAATAAAGCATTTGAACCTTATACTAGTTTTAATTATTTTAATCCTAGTTTAGGATGGAGTAGCGGACCAACAGCGTTACATCTTGCGGCAACGCATGATCATTCAGTAGTATATATATTAGGTTTTGACTACAAAGGAATAGGTCCGGAGCATAAAAGAGTAAACAATATATACTCAAGTACTGCAAATTATAAAAGATCTGAAGACGGAGCAACATATTATGGTAATTGGTTGCGTCAAACATGCAATGTAATACAGAAATCTCCGCAAAAGAGATATATAAGAGTGTTAGAGAATAAGGACTCGTATATTCCAGAACCTTTTGATAACTTTGCAAATTTAAGCCATGTAACCATTGAAGATTTTGCTAAATCCTTCAATATACAGCATCATATCTCAAAATGACTCATTTTGAGCCTATTATACACCCATATTTCATACATTGAGTAAATACAACTGACAGCCTAACCTTAGGTACATAAACATTTCATTAGGAGAAAGAAAATGGCAGATCGTAACAAGTTCGAGGAAATGCTCGAAAAATTAGTTAACGAAGACCGTGCTGGTGCGGAAGAACTATTTCACGAAATAGTTGTTGAAAAATCCAGAGACATTTATGAGAATCTTTTAGAAGATGATCTAGAAGTTGACGAAGCTAACGACGAAGAAGTAGATGAAGCTACTGACGAAGAAGTAGACGAAGCAACTGACGAAGAAGTTGACGAATCAAGTGAAGAAGTCGACGAAACTAAAGACGAAGAAGTAGATGAGTCAGATGAAGACTTAGATGAAAACTTTGATTTAGACGAATTTGAAGTTGAAGCAGATCCAATGGATATGGATTCATCAGCTGACATGGCAATGGATATTGGTGCTGACGCAGGCGAAGAAGATCCAATGGGCATGGACGACGAAGGTGAAGCAGGTTCACCAGAAGACATGGCTGACGACATCAGTGATTTGCAAGACGAAGTAGAAAAATTAAAAGCGGCATTTGATGCAGAAATGGGCGGAGACTCCATGGACACAGATGACGATAAAGATTCCGAAGACGGCGATGACGGCGACGAGGAAGAAGAAGATGCTCCAGAAGAAGAGAGTGTCAATCTTGGCATGGAAGAAGCTACTGACGAAGAAGTAGACGAAGCAACTGATGAAGTTGATGAGTCCGGTGATAAATCAGAAGCAGAACAAATGCGTGAGTATGTTGAAAAAGTAAGTGGTGGTGGATTAGATGCACAAAAAATTGGCGGCGATAACGGCGCAAATGCAAAAAGTCCAGTAGCAAGTGCTAACAAAATGGGCGACGGCACAACAGCAAATATAGTTGCAGGTGGCGAAGCTGGTCCAGGTGGGACAGCTGGCGGTTTAGCTGGTAATAGTCCTAAAGTAGACAACATGGGCAACATAAACGTTCCAGGCGGTAAAGCAGGGAAAGCAATGAAACCAATGTCAAAAGGCCACGGTGCTGAGAAAAAAGGCGCAGGCGAAACAGCTGACAATAAGAAATCTATTGTAGGCAAATAAGGAAGACTAGATGCTAAACTTACGTGAGAACTTGACATTCGACCAGGCGAAGATCGTCGTAGAAACTGCTAATGATGGCAAAGACCTTTTTATGAAAGGTATTTGTATACAAGGCGGAGTACGCAATGCTAATCAGCGTGTGTACCCTGTTAATGAAATTGGTAGGGCTGTCAAAACTCTTAACGATCAAGTTACAGGAGGATACAGTGTACTCGGGGAAGTAGATCATCCAGAAGGCCTTAACATTAACTTAGACCGCGTGTCTCACATGATTACAGAAATGTGGATGGAAGACGCTAACGGTTATGGGAAGTTAAAGATATTACCAACTCCTATGGGAAAACTAGTTGAAACAATGCTTAATAGCGGCGTTAAACTTGGTGTTTCCAGTAGGGGCTCTGGTGAAGTAACAGACTCCGGTGATGTATCGGATTTTGAAATCATAACAGTGGACGTTGTGGCACAGCCAAGTGCGCCAGGAGCATATCCGACAGCAATTTACGAACACTTAATGAATGCTCGAGGCGGGCACAAGGCATATGAATTAGCACAGGCAACAAGACACGATCCAAAGGCACAAAAGTATCTTAAGGAATCGCTGATTAATATAATCAGCAAACTCCAGTAAACTAGGAGAATAGTATGATAGATGCACTGAAAACACTCTTTGAAAACGATGTAGTTTCTGAAGATATCAGGGCTCAAATTGAAGAAGCTTGGGAAAGCAAAATTAAAGCGAATAAGATGCAGGTAACTGCTGAACTTCGTGAAGAATTTGCATCTAAGTACGAGCATGACAAGAGTCAGATGGTAGAAGCTGTCGACACTCTAGTTTCAGATCGACTTCAAGCAGAAATTTCTGAGTTTGCAGATGACCGCAAACAACTAGCTGAAGCTAAAGCAAAATATGCAGTAGCAATGCGTGAAAACGCAAACCTATTAAAAAGTTTTGTAATGCAACAGTTAGGTAAAGAAGTTTCTGAATTACACGAAGATCAAAAAGTAATGTCAACTAAGTTTGGCCAGCTTGAAGAATTCGTTGTAGAAGCCCTATCTAAGGAAATTGCAGAATTTTACGAGGATAAACAAGACTTGGCTGAAACAAAAGTACGTTTAGTACGTGAAGCTAAGACACACTTCAATAAAGTTAAAAAGAACTTCATTGAAAAGAGTGCAGTTAAAGTATCAGAAATGGTAAGTAAGAACTTGAATAAAGAAATTACTTCACTTAAAGAAGATATTGAAACTGCAAGACAAAATGACTTCGGTCGTAAGTTGTTTGAATCTTTTGCATCCGAGTATGCTAATAGCTACTTAAATGAAAAAAGTGAAACAGCAAAACTTCTAAAAGTTGTCGATACTAAAAATCGTCAATTAGCAGAAGCAAAGAACATTGTTGATAAGACTACAACTTTAACAGAAGCTAAAGATGCTGAAATTAAAAAGATTAACGAGTCATTTCAACGTTCGAAAATTATGAACGATTTGATTGCACCATTAGGTAACGATCAACGTGAGATAATGTCAGACTTACTGGAATCTGTTCAAACTTCAAAATTAGAAAAGTCGTTTAACAAGTACCTACCAACAGTAATTGAGGGTAATAGTCCAGCGAAGAAGAAGGCAGTTATTGTAGAAGGCAAAGAAATTACAGGCAATAAAGAAGAAACTAACGTTAGTAGACAAAAGCAAAACGAGAATGTCGTCGACATCCGTCGTTTAGCTGGATTAAATTAAGGAGATAATTATGTCAGAACTACTAGAAAGTCGCTGGCAAGAGACGAAAACAGCATTGATGGAAGGCCTTTCAGGAACTAAGAAATCTGTAATGGGTACTACCTTAGAAAATACTCGCAAGTATTTGTCTGAGACATCAGCCGCTGGTTCGACTACTGCCGGTAATGTCGCAACTCTAAATAGAGTTATCCTACCAGTTATCAGACGTGTAATGCCAACAGTGATTGCAAATGAACTTGTTGGAGTACAACCGATGACAGGACCCGTGGGCCAAATCCACACATTAAGAGTACGTTACTCAGATACCGCAGATGATGCCACAGCAGGCGAAGAGGCATTAAGCCCATTCAAAATTGCACTTGGTTATTCAGGTGATGAGGCTGGTTCAGATGCAGGTAGAGCAAAAGGAACAGCACTAGCTGAAGGTACAGCTGGTAACAAACTCAGTATTCAGATCTTGAAACAAACTGTTGAAGCGAAAACTCGTAAGTTGAGTGCTCGTTGGACATTTGAATCAGCTCAGGATGCACAAGCACAGCACGGCATTGATGTCGAAGCTGAAATCATGGCAGCTCTTGCACAAGAGATTACTGCTGAAATCGACCAAGAAGTACTTGCTTCTTTACGTTCACTAAGTGGTACGGCCGTACAAACATACGACCAAGCTGGTGTATCAGGTACAGCAACATTTGTTGGTGACGAACATGCCGCATTGGCAGTTCAAATCAACAGAGCCGCTAACTTGATCGCACAGAGAACAAGAAGAGGCGCTGGTAACTATTGTGTTGTTAGCCCATTTGCGTTAACAATCCTACAGTCTGCTACAACAAGTGCATTTGCACGTACAACTGAAGGCACATTTGAAGCACCAACAAACACTAAGTTTGTAGGTACTTTAAACAACGCAATGAGAGTATATGTTGATACATATGCGGCTGATAACGCTATGGCGCTTGTTGGTTACAAAGGTTCAAGTGAATCAGATGCTCCAGCATTCTACTGCCCATACATCCCGTTGATGTCAAGTGGTGTTGTAATGGATCCAGGTACATTTGAGCCAGTAGTGAGCTTTATGACTAGATACGGATATGTTGAGTTATCAAACACAGCATCGTCTCTAGGTAATGCCGCTGACTACTTAGCAAATGTTGCTATTACTTCAGCGAACGTTAGCTTTAGCTAATATTGCTTTAACAATTAAAATAGGCTCCATTTAGGGGCCTATTTTTTTGACTTTTTAAAACTGTCCTTATAAATAAGTGTAGTATAACTACAGAGACTAATATGGCATACTCAGAAAAAGTAATGGACCATTACGAAAACCCACGCAACGTTGGAACATTTGATCCCAAAAAAGATAACATAGGAACAGGAATGGTAGGAGCACCTGCCTGTGGTGATGTTATGCGTCTACAGATAGAAGTAGAAGATGGAATCATTAAAGATGCAAAATTTAAAACTTACGGTTGCGGTAGTGCAATAGCAAGTTCAAGTTTATTAACTACAATGGTTAAAGGCATGACACTTGATAAAGCAAGTGAAATAAAGAATATGGACCTTGCAGAAGAACTTGCATTACCGCCAGTTAAAATACATTGCAGTGTACTTGCTGAAGATGCAATCAAAGCGGCAATAAAAGATTATAAAACTAGAGCTAAATAAATGTACGTTCAGGCAACAAGCCCGGAAGTAGCACTAAGCGAAGGAACGCACTTAACTGTAAAAGGGAGAGTGTTATGAATTATAAAGACTTCGAACTAGCTCGTAAAAAAAGAAAAACAGAATTAGCACATAAAGCAATAATACGCAAAATGGCTGAGAATCGTTTGTCTAGACCACGAGCTGAAAAGAACATACTAAGTTCAGATCCAAGATTACAAAAAATCTAAAAAAGAGGTTGACTTTTATAATAGAAGATAGTATTATAAATACATAATAAGGAATAAGGAATACTAACATGTCACAGACTAACACAACATATATTACTTGTTGGCCACCATCCGGGGGTATGTCTTGACATGACTTTGTAACAAAAGTTATTTCAATAAGCCCCTAGTAATTAATTTTATTAGGGGCTTTTTTTATGGGTGAAGTGTTAATGGTTGCACGTCAGACTCCAAATCTGAAAGACAGGGTTCGATTCCTTGCACCTATGCCAATTTTATTGTCCAAAAGAGGTTGACATTAGTATATACTGATGCTATTATAGTAACATAATTAATTAATGAGGCACACATGAGAACGCAACCGCAGGCTATTATAGAAAAATTAGAAGCAGACAACAGTCGTCTAGCTAAAGAACAAGTGATACTAGAAGCAATGGAAGAAGGACTAGATGAGTTCTTTGAAGGTGTACGTATGGCACTTGATCCGCTTGTTACATTTGGTGTAAAGCAAGTACCTGAACGTACAGATGTGCTTACAGGACAAGGTCTTATTTGGAGAGATTTCAAAGTACTTGCTAACCAACTTATCAATAGAGAGCTTACAGGCCACGCGGCACGTGATGCTATTGAATTAGTAATGGGTGTTGCTACTGTTGAACAGTGGAATGGATTCTATCGAAGAATCCTTATTAAAGATTTGCGTTGTGGTGTGAGTGAGAAAACAGTAAACAAGATTGCTAAAAAGTTTCCACAGTATACAATTCCAACATTTACTTGTGCATTAGCACATGACTCAGCTAACCACGAAAAGAAGATGGTAGGCAAGAAACAAATTGAAATCAAACTAGATGGCGTTCGTGTTATTACTATTATCCAAGGCGACAAGGTAGAAATGTTTAGCCGTAACGGAAAACAGTTTCATAACTTTGGACACATCATTGCAGAACTTGAAGCTGTAATTAAAGATCACCCTGTACCTTATCCGCTTGTATTAGACGGAGAAGTAATGAGTGCTAACTTCCAAGACCTTATGAAGCAAGTACATCGTAAAGATGGTAATCAATCTACTGATGCTGTACTACATTTGTTCGATACTATTCCATTAGGTTGCTTCCAAGCAGGTAGTTGGGACAAGCCACAGAGCTTTAGAAGCCAAATTACTAAGCATTGGGTAGAAGACCATGCAGACGTCTTAGAGCACGTACAAGCGTTGGATTGGGAAGATGTAGACTTAGACACTCCTGAAGGTCAAGAACGCTTTGTAGCGTTAAATAAGCAGGCTGTAGACGGTGGTTACGAAGGTGTTATGATAAAAGACATTGATGCACCGTATGAATGTAAGCGTACACATGCTTGGCTTAAAGCAAAACCATTTATTGAAGTAACACTGGAGGTTGTAGATGTTGAAGAAGGAACAGGAAGAAATGAAGGTAAACTCGGTGCTGTTGTATGCGAAGGGGTTGACGATGGAAGAAAGGTTAGGGTTAACGTTGGTAGCGGGTTTAGCGATGCTAACCGTGATCAGTTTTGGACTCTTCGTAGCGATGTTATTGGGCAATTAGTAGAAGTAAGGGCTGACGCTGTTACACAAAATCAAGACGGAACATACAGTTTAAGGTTCCCAAGATTCAAAACATTTAGAGGCTTCGAGCCTGGAGAAAAGATATAATGAATGATATTGAAATATTATTTGTTAGTCTACTAGTTGTTACATGGGCCGCATATGGTATGCATATAATAAAAGAGTTCATTAGAAATCACATTGATTAGGAGAAAGGAAATGATACAACCAAACTTAAAAAAGCCAAGTCTATTTAGACGAACTGTAATGAGTCTCGTAAGTGGCTGGAGACGTGTAATGAGTGTTAAGTACAATCCACTAAAGTATATTCCAGACCCTAGTTTACAGACTTATTTTATGTTAGTGCTGTTTACTATTTGGAGTGTATGGTTCGGCTTTTTGGCCGCAAACTACTTTGGTTGGTTTAATTATAATACTGTAGCAAGTATTATTGTTCACTTTGCAATTTTAGTACCACTAGCAATGACTAATGCAATCTTTGTTGATGCAGAACGTGATGGACACAAATGGTTAAAGGAATGGAAAGAAGAACAGTCAAGGTACAATATTGTTGTTAATAGACTTAAGACTAAAAACTTAACTATTTGGAACCCTAACAAAGAGGCATAGAATGAAAAGAATTATGTACTTCCTTAAATGGAACTTCACAGGTATGGAAGGATATTCAAAACGATACCTTTCGTATCTTGCACTAGGCTTTGCAGCCGCATTTACCATCGGAGCAGAATATTTCTACATTGCTCCAATGTTTATGTTTATTGATTTTACAATAGACATAGTTCGTCAACGTTATCAAAACTTCAAAGACGAACAACAAAAAATTATCGACGACCTATCTGAGTAATGCAACATTACATTCTACATACGTTTAATATGGCAGATGTAGAGGATCCCGATCTATATGTTTCAGCACCTATATATGAATGGCAACAAACTAGAGAGGGTAAGTTTTGCATGAAGAATGCAGCCGACATAAAATACCACATTTACCCCGATGATTACTCAATGGGATATAAAGTAAAAATAACAGGATATTTAAAAGACACGCATGTTACATTTTTGTCTTTGAAAAAGAAAAAGTAGAAAAGACTTGACTTTTTGTTATTTTGTATATATACTTTTTATAAACTGAGTTGGAGAACTAACAATGGCACTGCCAAAAACAAAAAGAAAGAAGCCTAGAGCGGCACCACGCATACAACGGGGAGCCAAACTTAAAGAGCCGGATTGGGAAGGCTGGGAAGAATGGACAGGCGAGGCGCTACATAAGCATCGTCGGTATGTACACTCTTGGTACTACGAACATTTCAAGCCAGCAGACTTGTATACAAACGTTCCTAAGTGGATGTCAGAAAACGAATATTCTAAAGACGACATCAAAGCTGTTAAAGCCGCCCCTAATAATGCATTAAGTATTACAGCAGGCATTGTGGCACGTATGGATACTAAAGGTGCTCCTAGACTAAACAAGAAAGAAGCAGATCATTGGTTGAGCTTGCCAGGCACTAGTGGAGAACTAACTTGTGGTGTAGATAGATTTTTACGTAACTCTATTGCTAAATGTATTGAAATTGGTAAAAAAGTACTAGAAGATAAAAAAGAAGAACAAGAAGTAGAATTAAAGACAGTTGCAAAGCCAGTCTTAACTATTCAAGACCGCATTCTGATGCAGGCTCATGCGGCAAGCGAAGCTATTGATTTATGGTTAGATGGATTTATTAATGACCCAGACGATTTTAAAATAGATAGTTTAGATATTAATACACACTTTATTAAAGAGAAAGTGTCACAAGCACATGCTAGAAAAATTAAAGATATCTATAAATCAGAAATAGATGAAGTTGTTGAATGGCACAATATTCCATCACCAGGACAACTTAAAAAGATGGATGAACAAGAAGCTGATATGTGGATTCAGTTAAAAGAAGGTTACGAACATAGATCTAAAAAACAAATGGCGTTATTGCTTAAAGCATTAGAAAAGATAATGACATCATGTGACATGGTTATTGAAAGTGCAAAAGCAACACGTAGGCCACGTAAGGCTAAAGTATATAGTGCTGAAAAATTAGTACAAAAGCTGAAGTTTAAGAAGCAAGATGATAAGTTCGGACTTGTTAGTATTAATCCTGCAGACATTATATACGCAAACGAGCTTTGGGTATTCAATACTAAGACACGTAAAATAGGCAAGTATGTTGCTAAAGATCCTGATCCGCAAAAAATGCAACGACCAGGTAGTGGACTTCAAGTTAAAGGTACTACAATTATAGGATTCCTTGAAGAAGAAAGTATACAAAAGACTATGCGTAAACCTGCAGACCAATTAAAAGAGTTTAAAGGCGCAGGTAAAGTAGCTCTACGTAAGTTTATGGATGATATTAAGACCACAGATACGAAACTTAATGGACGTATAAATGCGGAAACGGTGCTTCTGAAAGTTGTTTGATAAATACTTACATGAGCGATATCGATAAGAACAATTTAAATACAATAGCCCAAGGATTTGCACAACTTAACGATGTGTTAGATATCCTTTCTAATAAGCCACTTACACTAGATGCAATAGCAGATAGGAGCATAAGCGGTGACAAAATTTATGCAGGTAAAATTGCAAAGTTTCAAAGTGTAGGAATCAAAGACGATGCTACACAGTTAATAGTTCAAGTCGATGATGACGGAATAACTACTGACAATATTGATGTTGAAAACATCGTAGGCGATACTACTGTTACAGGTAGATTATATATGCGTCGAGGTGCTCAAGTACACGGTAACATGTATGTTGACGGTGAAATGACCGTTACTAAACTTAATGTCAACGAACTAATTTCTGATGTAAGACAAGAAAGAAATAGTCCGTTAACATTTACGCCAGACGATAATGGTTCTATAATTGGAAAAGGATTATTATTTACAGGTGACAATCATACAAGACAATTTGTTTATCAAGGTAATAAGTTTTTCTCAACTGAAACTATTGATTTACATAAAGATGCATCGTTTGCGATTGCAGGAACTAGCGTTCTTTCAAATACCGCATTAGGTACAAATATAGTTAATAGTAGTTTACGGTCTGTTGGTACACTTAGTAACTTACAAACTACAGGCGACTTAACTATTGATCAATTTGTATTTTGGAATACAAATACAATGCGTTTGGGTATCGGAACAGATGCTGCTAATGCACTTGTAAGTATTGCAGATTCAGACTCTGAGTTTATAATTCAACCAGACACTAATAGTATTACAGTTGGTGCATACACCACAACTGATCTTAATATTGTTACTGATAATACAACAAGAATTAGAATTTCTGAATCTGGAAAGATTGTACTTGGTTCAAACATTGAATCAAAGACTGTAGTAAACGGCAAGTTCGGTGTTAATATTACACCAGCAACTGATGTCGACATAACTACTGCAGGGCCAGTACGCATTGAAGGTAAGAAGTTTGAAGTCGGAAATAGTATACCCACTGACGGAGCCTATCGAAAAGGTGACATTATGTGGTCCGATAATCCTAAACCAACAGGATATGTTGGTTGGATCTGTATACGAGAAGGGACACCAGGTACCTGGAAACCTTTCGGGCAAATTGCTTCATAACAACAACTAATAACTTTACCAACGTGCGGGGGCTCATATTACGGTATGGATAACATTAAAAATCAACAAATTAAAAAGCAAGTCGAAAGATGGGATCTGTTTGCGCGGTTAACTCCCACTATGTTCTTGTTAACGACATTACTTCTAACAATATTCGATATAGTAAAAATCGAATATGCATTTTATGTAGGACTAATAGGCTTTGCAATTACCGCTGTTACTTGGTGGTGGTGGGCAATTTTTACTATAAAATATTTAATAACTACACTGGCTCGAGCAAGTGCCAACTTAACTAACGTTGACCAGGAAGTCGCAGATGTTAAAATGGAATTAAGGAAACTAAAAGATGAAAAATAGTACATTTAAAATAATAAAGGCGGCAACTAACATAACCAGTGGATTAAGTATGTCAGCACTCATTGTCCTAGGGGTCATGTATATAAGTTTTACTAATGCATTTGTGTTTAACAATTCTGGTATTTCTGTAACAAACAATCCAGTAACTGGCGATCAAATTAATTTTATTT